GGGTGACCCAGATCACGTCCGAGTCCTTGGTCTTGGCCATGGGCTTGGCCTCGAAGTCCTTGAGCACCACGTACTCGAGGAGATCTTCGTTCACGAAGTCTATCCGCGTTTGCGGATAGCCCGGCACCTTGATGAGAGGCACACCCTCGAAGTCCAGCGCCTGGTAGCCGCCGGTGAGGGTGGTGGGATTCTGCTGGCGGCGCTCGGCCCGCAGCAGGTCGCCATAGCGGTACCACTGCGTCGAGCCGGCGTAGATGGCCGTCACTCGGCCGCCCCGCGCCTCGACCGTGGACTTCACCGTCCGCACCAGCTCCTCGGAGAGGTTCCGCGGAGTGCCAGCATTGGCGTTGACGTAGGACTTCCACCAGGTGTAAGTGCCGCGATCCAACCCGGCATAGGTGCCGGTGTCGGCGATCGCCGCGAACAGCCCGGTGATGTCCTTGCCGGAGTTGCCGGCGCCGTCGGACATCAACTGGGTGTTGATGTTGCCGCGGACATCGGACAGGCCCAGGTCAAGCTCGGTGCGCAGCGCCGGCACGATCATGCCCCCGTTGTCACCGATCGCCTGGGCGAGGCCGGAGACCTCCACCTCGACCTTGTTGAGCTTCCAGGTGAGGAAGGCTTTCTTGAACCCCTGGTTCCCGGCGCCGGCAGCGGTGTCGCCCTCCCCATAGGACCCGGCGGAGCTGTTACCGGCATAGCGGACCGGCCAGCGCACGCCCTCGCCCACTCCCTGCTTCTGCTGAATCCGGGTGAGCAGGAAGGTGTTGGTGTTGAGGGCCTCCACCCAAGGCCCCTTGTAGAGCTGAACGATCAGTTCAGCCAGTGTCGTCGTGTTCGCAGGCATTGCTACTCACTCCTTACTTGCCCGCCATAGCCTTGGCGACGGCGGGTGGTGCCGAAGCTAACCGACCCCGGTGCGCAGTGCTTGCTCCAGGCGATCGCCGGCCTCGGCGAGACTCTTTGGCGCAGGTGGCGTCTGGGGAGCCGGATTGCTCGCGGTTCCGACGCTCTGCGGCTTGGGTTCCTTCGGTTGGGAGATCAGGTAGGGCTTGCTGCCGATCAGCGACTCGATCACCGCGTCGATTCCGGCGACCGTGCCATCCTCGCCCAGGGTCACGCCCCCAAACTCCGGCAGTCCTTTCGCGATAACGTACGCGACATCGGGATCCACGACGCCCTTGGACTGGGCGGCGAGCAGGAAGCGGGAGCGAATGGCATCGCTCTTGCGCCCGGTGCTCTCGGCCTCTCGCGCCTGGCGCTCCTTCTCGTAGAGCTCCTGGTAGCGGTTCTGCTCTTCGAGGGCTTTGCGATCGGCCTCGGCCTGGGCGGCCGCAATGTCCGAAAGCTTCTTCTCGGCCGTGGTCGCCCGCTTGCGCAGCGTCTCGATCTGGTGGCGGACGCCTCCGGTGTACTGCTCCTCGGAGAGGTCCAGTACGCCCTCATCGACGAGCTTCTTGCGCTGGGCCTCGGTCAGAGAGAGTCGGTATGCTCCCGCCTGTAACCCCGGCGTCTGGGTCTGCTGCGCGGTGCTGCACTGTCCGATCTCGCTCTGGCTGTCCGCGGCGCTGGACTGTCCATCGCCCTGGCTCTGCGTGCCATCGGCCGGTGGCGTCTGCGCGTTGCTCTGGCTCTGGCCGTCGGTCTGGTTCTGCTGGTCCGACTGTCCCTCGCCGTTCTGCTGATCCTGATCGCCCATCATCTCCTCCGTGTTTCACCGCCTCGCGGCGTCTCGCGGGGATATCGCTCCCCGCCGCGTCTCGCATCGCCTGACCGCTGCCGGCCAACAGAAAAGGCGGGCCCTCCACAAGCCGCCCAGGGTCTCTGGGTAGATGGCTTGAGGAAAGCCCGCCTCTCGGATGTCGAGTCAGCGGATCAGTATTCGGTTGACCCTATCCTATCGCACCCGGGTCAGGTGTCAATACCCTCTTTCCATACCGCATAGCCGAGAAGGAAGTCGCCGGAGGATGAACACCAGAAGTGCCCTCCTCATCATCGGATGGCCCCGCGCACCGCTCTCGGAAAGCGGTTCTCCTCCCTCCTTCAGGAGGCGACGGACCTCATCGTGGGAAGGGTGACTGCGCCCGACGACGCCTGGGAGAGGTTGGATCGGGCGTTCGCGATCCTGGAGTGTGCAGATGTCAGCGACTCCGCGCGGCAACTCGCGGAGGCCTGCGCCGAGGCCATGCTTGCCGCCGGCATTGAGCAGCGCTGGGTAGACGCTGACTTCGACAACATTGAGGAGCTTCTTCGCGGTGATCTGGGGCCAGTCCCGTAGCTGCAGCCGTCCAGTCGGAGCGCGGGACAAATGCAGTGAGGTCGGGAATACACCGCGCTTTCGCCAAGCGGCCCAATGCGAGCATAGCGCTAACCCGCCGGCGCACCTGGCTTCGGCTGCCCACGTAGTTGCTCCAGCAATCGGGTCGACTGGACAACCCAATCCGCGTACTCTGGGATGTCCCTTGCGTGCTCGTTGAAGTACTTCAGCCGCTCAGTGGCATTCGCCCTGTCACCCAAGTTCGCATAGGCCACACCCGCGAAGAGGTAGGGCGTCAGCCACTCGGGGAAGGCGCTAATTTCCGTCTCGCACAGCTCCGCCAGCGGCTTCCATCGCTTGTCTTCATTCAGAGACTTGATCTTCTGGAAGGCTGCGGACTCTCCTGGCTCCACCGAGAACTGCCCCGCCGCTGGCCTTGATACGTGTTTGTAGCCCCCGGCGTCATACACCACAGTTGGCAGGTTCGGGTCAGGCCTTGGGTTGATGGTCACATCACCGCCTGCTATGACGTTGGGGCCGCTCACGTTCCTCTGAGTGACCCTGGCCCCAGCCCCGATCAAGGGCGTCCGCTGCGATGCCGATGGCGAGGCGGCGTTCGACATCGGCTTCTTCACGGTGGTACGGGTCGCCGTCCCTGGTCTCTGCCCTCGTGGGGAAACTCCTGCGGTGTCTGTCTGTCGCGGTAGAGCTCCGGGCGCGACCCGCCTTGCTGACTTGGGTGGTTGTGCTGAGCCGGCATCTTCTCTGGCGGTTGCCGCTCTCTGAAGCTCCGGCTGAACAACCGTAGGGTTGAGCGGATTCCTCGGCCTGGTCTGCAAGTAGCCGATCACGGCCAGGGCGCCTCCTAGGGCCAAAGATGCGACTACGGCTAGACTGCCCCAGCGCCATCTGTTCCGGACACCATGCATGAGTAGGAAACCCAACGTGCCGAGCAGCCAGGTAACCGAGAGGAGAACGAGGCCCGACGTCACCTTGCCGTCGCCCAGGCTGTTGACCGCGGCGACGAAACACGTGATCGCACCCCCGAAGAGGATGCCTCCCTCGACGGTCTGTTTGCGCGGGGTCCTTCCCCGGGGCCTCACTGACATGCGTCAATACTAGCACAAAGTGCCCTCTTAGGCATCGCGTCCGTCGTATGGGCGATTGCCTTACGTCCCCACACGCGAAGCTATCACCGCCGGGCTGCAACCACTATCTGCTGCCGCGAAGAGCTTCCGCGGCAGAGGTCCCATGGACTGCCCTGTACCTCCGCTGCAACTCCGTCGGCGTCTGACTGAGCACCTCCGGGGAGATCACCCCCGCCTTCCTCTCCTCCTCCGTCGCCAGTCGCTCGACGAATGGCGTAAGGACGTGCACGCAGTTCGGGTGGAATGGCGGGCCGCCTCCGATGGCGCTAATCGGCGGATAGACCGGGTGCGGCTCCGGGCCGATACTCACGATGACGTTCTCATAGTAGATGCAGAAGTCGGCCGCGTGGTGGGCCGAGACCTGGGCGAGCTGAATGCCGTGCTCGCGGAGGCGGTTGATCGTTCCCTGGGTCATCGCCTCGCGCGTCGTGGTCCTGGCGACCATCTCCGAATAGCGGTCGAGGTCCCAGACCCGGCCCCGCCGATCGAGGAAGACCAGCCTGCCCTCCCGCAGCAGCCGTTCTTTGATCCGTCGGCTCACCTCGATGCGCGCCGTGCCCTCTACGACGCCCTTGGCCACCTCCTCGATCCCGATGCGCCGGAACAGGTCATCCGCACGGCGGCCCATCTGAGCCAGCGCGAAATCGGTGGTCCGCAGCATCTCCTCCACGATTGCCGCCACCGCCTCCCGATGCACCTGCGAGAACACCTCCCGCTCCCGCCGGCGTAGGTTGATGCCGGCGCGGCGGACATTGCGGATGCCCAGGTCGGCGAACTGGAGGCCGATGCTGTAAGAGCGAGGGATGTTGAGCTCGATCCACGCGGCGGCCTCATCGCGCAGGTTCGCCAGGATC